GATGAGATGGTGAGTAAGAGATGAGTTGGAAAAAAATAATTAAAACAGATAGAAAAGAAAAAATGTTTAGAGAAAGGTTTTCTGATGAAGACATTGAAGAAATGTATAAAGAAGCGTTAGATGAGATGGGAGATGTTAAACTTGGTAATTTAACTTTTTCTCCCTCTAGAATTATAAAAGAATTAGACCCAGTAGCATATAGAGTAGGACTAAACGAATACGAAGATATGTTAATGGAAGATTATGTATATTAGGATGATGACCTTTGAATATGAAAGAAGAACTTAGACTGTTATTAAAAAAAGAAACTGCCGCGTTTACGATTGGAAGATTTAATCCACCTACGATTGGACATGAGAAAGTTATAGATTCTCTTGTTAAGAAATCTGGTGGTAATTCAACTTATATTTTTCCTACTCATTCTCAAGACTCTGCAAGAAATCCCCTTCCTCATGCATTAAAGATTGCATACATGAGAAAGATGTTTCCAAAATACAAAAACAATATTCTAGTTGATAAAGCAAGAAATGTTTTTGAAATTGCAAATACACTTTACAATAAAGGACACACATCTGTTATATGTGTTGTCGGTTCAGATAGAGTAAAAGAGTTTGAAACTTTACTTAACAAGTATAATGGTGTAGAAGGCAAGAAACATGGGTTCTATAAGTTTGACAGTATAAAAGTAATCTCTGCTGGACAACGTGATCCAGATGCAGATGGCGCAGAAGCAACTGGAACTTCAAGAGCGTCAGACTTCTGTCGCAGAAATGAAGGCCCAGATGGACGCACAGATGGCCCAGATGAAACTTCAGCTAGAACAGATGAAGGCTCAGTCCAACTTTGCAATCCAATCGGACAAGCTAGACCTCGCAGAAACTCAATTCGAGCACAAAGAGTTTGTGAACCTCGAAGAGCTAGAGATCGCACGTACAGCTGATGACGTCCGAGCAATCGCAAGCCCTAACGGGTAAGCAGCACAAGACCCCTAAAAGAGAGAAACTATGTCAACACAAGAAGAGCATCTTGTGACGACTGGAGATGAGGCAGAGGCTGTACTATCGGCCCCTGCTTTCACTTCCGTTGTCAACGATCTTGTCGAACGAGCCTTCCAGTCATTCGTGAACTCAGGCCCCGAAGACAAAGACAAACGTGAGCATTCGTACAACCACTATCGAGCATTAGTCGACGTGGTGGATACTCTGAAACAGCGAGTTCAAGTCCGCGACAGCATCCTTGAACAGCAGAATGGCGACAACAGCCAAGAGGAACAAGCACCATGAATAACGTGCAAGAAAGTATCTCTGAGCCGCAAGCATTAGAAGTTGATGATGCGGCAGAAGCAATCTTAGGACGGTGGGACGACGGTGAGAACCTATCAGAACCCGACGATACAGATGCAACACCCGAAGACCTCGACGAGACAGAGGACGACGTGGGTGAATTAGATGACGCAGAAGAAGTCGACGATGAAGACGACGATGAAGGTCAAGAGGACCCTGACGAGGCCGAAGGCGATACCGATGATGAAGAAGAAGAAGAAACTGAAGATGACGACGAAGAGGGCGAAGAGCCTTTGGAAGCATCTGATGATCAGCTTGTTGAAATCACGGTTGGCTCCGACGTCAAGAAGGTATCTGTAAAAGACTTGAAGCGGCTTTATGGTCAAGAAGCGTCTCTGACAAAGAAGTCTCAAGATTTAGCAGCCCAGCGCAAAGCGTCAGACGAAAGCCTGGCGACAGCTAATCTGTCATATCAAAAACTAATGGAACGTGCAGAAGCAAGGTTTAAGCCATACGCTGACATCGACATGTTAGTGGCAAGCCAGCAGATGGACCCTGAGACATTTGCCCAGCTACGGCTAGACGCACGGCAAGCCGAGGAAGACCTAACATTCCTTAAAGAGGAAAGCGGTCAACTCGTTGCTCAAGCACAGCAGCAGAACGCACAGCTAACCAAAGAGGCCGCAGCAAACTGCATTAAGGTCCTTGAGGAACAGCTGCCCGACTGGGGGAACGAGCTTTACAGCGAGATCCGCAGCTACGCAGTGCAAGCAGGCTTACCAAAAGAACAGGTCGATCAGTACACAGACCCTCAGGTCATCATGTTGCTGAACAAAGCCCGTCTCTACGACCAATCGAAACTAGCAGCTGAAGGCAAGAAAGCCAAAGCCAAGGTAACGAAGTCAAAGAGCGGCAAGACCCGTGTCTTGAGTTCCAAGAAGTCCCCACCGTCCTCTAAAGCGATCAAGGCTAAGAACAAACAGCAAGCCATGTCCACACTGAGCGGTGCCAAGGACCTCGATGATATTGCAGACGTACTTATGTCTCGCTGGGAAAGCTGAGTTTTAATATCGTCCAGTGAATACCAAATCCTATAAATTGTAAGGAATACAATAAGATGGCTACCTATACTACATACGACCAAGTCGGCAAAAAAGAAGACGTTTCAGACATCATCTCCTCTATTAGCCCATTCGCTACCCCATGCCAAAGCATGTTCAAGAACGAGAAAGTGTCTGCACGGACATTCTCATTCCTAGAGGACAGCCTGGCCGATTCAGCGGCAAACGCCGCAGTCGAGGGCGCGGACGCTTCCATGCTGACACTGACAGACGCCACAGAGCGTACTCAGAACACTCAGATCTTGACCAAAGCGTTCCAAGTGTCTGCAACTGCTGACGCTGTAGCTACATATGGTCGTGCTAAAGAGACAGCACACCAGCTGGCTAAGAAGCTAAAGGAGATCAAGAAAGACTACGAACGTGCCATGGTTGGCGTCGACCAGGCGGCAGTGGCTGGCGGCGGCTCTACAGCACGTCAGATGGCTTCTATCTTGAACCAGATCACTACAGAGGTCGACGCTGGCGGCGGTGCTACTGATGCCTTGACTGAAGCAAAACTGTTGGAAGCTGGCGAAACAGCATACAACAACGGTTCTGACCCAGACACACTGATGATCAAACCAGGCGACGCACAGATCGTTGCAGGTTTCTCAGCAGCATCTGGCCGTAACCGTGAGATTGCCCAAGGCAAGACATTGGTCAATGCGATTGATTTGTACGTGTCTCCATACGGCGAATATCGCGTTGTTTTGAACCGTGAACTCAAGTCAACACACGCTCTGTTGATCGACCCAACGATGTT